TTTATTCTGAACTCTGTATTATGTTCTAAATCTTTTGACATTAATTCTAATTGTGTTGAGTGACGATTAAGAGTTTCATGTAAACCAAAATAAGCCCAGGTTCCGATGGCGACCATCGCGATCAAACTGGCAACCGTCTTCATAGGCATCTGCACAGCTGCTTCTTCGCTAATTTTTAGTGGTTTGTTTCTTGCCATTATCTTCTACCGTCCGGTCTTAAATCTAAATTAATTGTTCCAAATCTCCATGTTTCACTAACTGCATCATTTTCTATCTTTATATTTGCATATCTTCCTCTAGCTCTTGTGTCAAATTTAAGACTAGTAGACGTAATAGTAAAAGGACTCAATGCAGTATTTGTACTAGATTGAGATGGAAATCTTTTTACTGCTAGTGTTAGTTTAGCATTACCTTGGATATTTTTAAAGTCTGGAATAAACCTTTTTAATGATAAGAAAAACTCACCATCTGTCTCTTCTGTTTTAATATCAAAATCAAAGGACTTAGCAAACGAAGTAACTGTTGTTTTACTGCCATCAGCATTGACTTGATCGGTCCCCGTTTCATGCTCAAATATTGTTGTACCACCTAAACCTGTTATGCCCCTGACTGCCGGGAATGATCCATTTGTAGATGAATCATATTTAGTTGCATATGGTTTAGGATATACAGAAGCGTCAAGCCATGTTGTTCTAGCCTCGTTTCCTGTATACCAAATAGTTGCTTTACTACTAGCTGTTTCGCCGTAGTTATAAACAACGTATCTGTTGTTAAAGTTTTGACCTGATGCTGGATAATACCAAACTACCTCTGTATATAAATTATTTAAACCACAATTAATTTGTTGTCCTTTTGTAGATTCAAGATCATCGTAAACATAATCTTCTACAGAACATTCTAAAGATTTAACTGTACCATCAAATAGAAAGAAACCATTAGGACTCATCCAATATGCAACACCATCTATTTCTACGGCTGCGTTTTGACCTATTAGTCCACAGTTAGTACCAACTTGTTCAAAGCCAAATGTAAATGGAGCTCCTACAGTTTTCATTGTATAAAGTGCATTGTCTGTCCAAACTAAAATTGTTTCTTTTGCTTTTATTGCACCCATAATTTTTGTGCCATCTTGTAATCTTTGTGAGCCTGCTGTGTTAATAGCTGATGTGTCATAAGTATTTATATCTTCTGCGTTAGAGAATCTTATAAACATATCATCTTGTGTTGAGTCTGTTCCAATTGTAGTTTCTGTACCACAATGAATTAAGTGTCTTGTTGTTGGTGAAATTAAAGTTAATCTTGTAGCTGTTGGATTGTTTGTTGTAGGAAAATTAGATGTTGTAGTAGATGCTCTTGTTGTAAATCTAGCTGCATCGCCGGCGTTCCAAGTAAATGTTTTACCATTTAAAATAGTAGCAACAAGCACTTCACCAAAATTATCTAATGACCATAAACCTGGTTCTAGTGTCACATTAGATGCAGAAGCGGCACTACCAAATCCACCTGTGTTCCAAGATTCTAATCCCCAACCATAACCATATGATTGTTCTGCTGGACCTACAGGTTGTAAACATTTTACACTTAAACTACCACCAGTAGATACAGTTCCAGATGCATTACTAGTTTGTGTAATTGTAAATGTGCCTGTAGTAGGGACAGTTATAACTTGAAAATATTTATCTTCAAAGTCAGAGTCATTGTAACCTGTTCCACCTGGTAGTGTTACAGAATCTAACTGTACAATATCTCCAGCAGATAATCCGTGTGTAGATTTTGTAATTGTACAAGTAGCTGATCCATTTGTAGTTGCGATTGTAGCTGATGTTAAAGTTGTTCTAAGTGGTGTAATGTCATAAACCTCACCTTCAAAGTATGCTATTAAAAATTTATCTGTACCAATAATAACATATCTATTACCTTCTAAATCTGTATATGCATGTTGCTTTCTTGCAACACCTACTAAAGTAGAAGCTATTAAAGAAGACCAACCACCAACTTTTTCTGGTAAGCCATATCTCCATCTAACATTATTAGAATCAACCCAACGACCAACTGCTCCAATCGTTGTATTTTGTTTATCAACTCCAGGTAAAAATTTGACTTGTTTAAGAGCCATTGTTAGCTCCTATGATATTTTGGTCGTTTTGTAGACCCAACCTCTAGTCGCGTTTGCATAGACCAAAGTAAAAGCGGCACTATTAGTATTTATAGTTAAATCACTAGCAGCACCATTTATATTAGATGAGTTACGACCAATAGTTATATTATTTGATGCAGCAAAGTTACCACTGTCAACGATTGTTACTTGATCGCCTACAGCAGGTGACGCCGGTAAAGTTATTGTTGCAGCAGCGTTAATGCCTGTTGCAGATGTATTTACAAATAATTGATCACCAGCAACTGCTGTATAGTTACCAGTAGGTGTAAACCAACCTGATGATATTAAACCTTTATTTACGTTTGTGCCATCAGAATAAACAATAGATGTAGAACCAGCAGGTAATACAACACCGGTTCCAGAAACTGTTTTAACTGTTAATGTATATAAGTTAGCACCGCTGCCTCTAGTTGTAGCATCTTCTACAATGTAAACTCTTTCAAAAGTATCAGGAACTGTAACAGTTCTATTAGCTACAAGAGTGCCTGTTAATTTAAGATATAAATTTTTACCATTAGATGTAGCTCCTTGAGATATAGCTAAAGCAACATCTCCTGATCCTACAGCTATTGCTACGTATCCAGATGATGATTGTTCTAATTGTTGTAAATTTGCATTAGTGATGGTACCCCAAGTACCTGCTTTCTCACCTGTTGTTATTAGTTCTAAATTTAAATTACTACTATACGTTGATGCCATAATTCTCCTACGGGTTAAGCGGATCTATAGGTGTCCATGTTCTATTAACATTTGGATCTATAGGGTCCCAAGATACCACAGAAATAGTGCCTGTGGCAAGGTTTAATCTATTACCTGAAATAACCACAGGATATTCAACTCCTGCTGTAGCATTACCTATTGATACATTTAGCCTATTTCCAGTAACAGAAAAGACTATGTTTTGTGCGCCTACTCCGGCAAAAGTTGTTGCTGCAAAAGGTGTTGCTCCAAATAACATTATATATTATTCCAATTCTGGTTAGCGTTAGGGTCTACTTGAGTCCATATTCTAAAGTCTACCGGTGAATTACCTATATTTAATCTATTACCTGTTGTAGATATATTAGCTTTTCCAATCACATTAAAGTTTCCTGTGCCAAATGCAGTTGTAGATATATTCATTCTACTACCTGAAATAACTACTGTAGCATTAGCTTTGATAGTTGGATCACCGATAGATATATTTACTCTGTTTCCTGATAAAGTTACACTTGCTTTACCTATTACAGTTACATTACCTATAGCTGATTCTAATTCTATACCTGTTGGTATAACAGTCGCTTTACCAAACGCTGTTACAGTATTGTTAGAAATATTTAATCTGTTGCCAGTTACCGGAACATCTCTTGGTGCTCTACCTTCTGCTGTTCCTGTAGCAATGTTTAATCTATTGCCAGTTAAAACTTCTACTGCTTTAGCTATGATAGTTGGATTACCGGTAGATATATTTAATCTATTACCAGTTACAGCTAAATCTAATGGAGCTGTTACATCTACATCACCGATTGTTACATTTAATCTGACGCCTTGTATGTTTACAAAAGCATTAGGACTGAAACCCTCAGCACTAAAAGGTGCCGCTGAAAAGGACGTAACACCAAAGAACATGGGTTACCTCGCAGTTGCTGGAACGTTATTACTTCCTACAATGGGAGCATCTGCTATTGCTATATACCCATAAGTATTACCAGCAACATAGTTTATGTTACTTGTACTACCACCTCTAATCTTAATACCGTTAGATAAAAAATCACAACCAATATCTCCTGAGACAGCATTACCGGCATCTGAAGATGGTGAAATTCTATTATTACATTCATTGCCTACATCTCTTTTATTGTCTGCTATCATCCATCTTGCATTGTTATCTCTATTACACATCATAAAAAATGCAGGTTTAAATCCAGTATATATAAATGGTCCATTTGTATTTGCATTCGCAATATAGGATCCAGTTTTTTGATAGCCATCAATGTCTGCAAAAGCATACATTATATAACTTTTTCCTGAACCATTTACGTAAGAACCATCGCCTAATGATACTACTCCTGCTGATGTTGGGGCTGTTGAATTCCAAGAGGATGAGTTAGTGCTATAAGAAGCAGAAGTAAAATGTATGTATCTATTAGAAGCAAAACCATTTCCTGTTAATGATGGTTGAAAACCTCTAAATCCAATCATCCATTCTGTGCTACCATCTGTTAAATTTTTTACAATAAGCATTTTAGGTTCTTTATTTAAACCCGTTCCAACTGTTGCGTTAGCACCAGTTCCTGTATATTTTGATATTGAAAAACCTGCAGTGTTATTTACAGATGTTGATACTGTGTTAATACTTCCGTCTGTATTTGAAGATCCTGCTCCTGTGCCAGCTTTCCAATTCCATGAAACATAATTATTACTATTACCATTTACTAAAGCAGAACCAGCAGTGCTATCTGTTCCTAAAGAAAATCCATTGGAAGTAAAAGCAGTTAATGTGTCTGCAAGAGTAGCTTCAGCATCTCCATCGTTAGTATGAATATGTTTAGTTGCTGCTCTTACAGCATCAAAAAGCATGTGATTTCTTGTATTACCTTTATCTTTTATCCAGACAAAATCTGGTTGAAAAGAAAGATCTGTAAGAGTTCTATTAGAACTATTTCCAGTATATTGTAAAACGTCAAAATGAGTCGATCCTTTATCTATTGTTGAGTATGCCATATATCCTCCTAAAAACTATTCATTCCTTTTGTTGATAATGCTGTAAATCCTGTTGGAACTGTATATTCAAAAATTGCATCTGTATCTCCTGCACCTGGATTTTGTGCTGATGAAACGGCAGTTGTACCAAAATAACCATTACCAAAATTAAATTCCCAAGCTGCATTTTGACTTGTAGAATCATCTCCAGCAGCAAAGAAGTAAGTTCTACCATCTACCAAAGTTAACCAAGCTGTAGGATTTGCTTCATCCCAGTTACCTGAACCATCACACCATTGTCCATTTTTAGAAAAAGTAACTCTACCAGTTCCTGTATCTAAATCTAAAGCACATCCTAAAATATCGTTTGGCGACCAATCTCCATGCCAACTACCATTGCTTGAACCATTGTAATATGCTGTAGTTCCTTTTTTAACTCCCCAATCTGCATCAGATATAGCAAAAGATGTATAAATATGAGTAAAGACATCTCCTACAACTCCAAAGATTGCGGATGCACCAGATATATATTTACACTCTGCATAATACTTACCTTTAGTTGCACCTAATGTAGAATATCCAGCAATAGATTTTGATGTAATGTTAGTTGTAAATTTATTTGCTCCGTTTGTTGCTGTGAAAGTGCCATTACCTAAATCAGGTTGTACTAAATTATTACATGTAGCAATAATGTTACTTGGACAATCTTTTGAAGTAGTAATCGTTCCAGTATCAAGTGTAAAGTTTCCAGCAGAGTTACCAGCTTGGTTTGTTAAAGATGAATTGTCTTTAAAAATAAACCATCCATTATTACCATATGTAACTGTTGGACTTGTTTTAATTTTCCATTGACCTGTTGTTGCATCTGTTTCTCCAAAAACAGAAGCAGCATATTGTTGACCATCTGCAAAATGACAATGGCTCATAGAACCATCTAAACAATAATTTGCAGAGTTTACGTTACCACCATAACAACCAAGATAATGAATTTTATTTCCTTGTAGACAATGTATATCTTCGTTCTGTGATGGGTAAACTTCAGTGCCAAAATCAGTTATTTGTGAACCGTTTACATACACTTTAACTCTATTTGAATTTGTAGCTTGTGTTGTGTCTATAGCAACTACGAAATGATACCATCCTGTAACGTCTCTATAAATATCATTTGTAATTAAATTTATACTAACTGAACTACTTATTTTTTCGTTAATATCTAATTTTCCATTACCATCAATTTTGATGTGCATTCTGCTGTTGCCATCATCATAAGTTGAAAACAAAAAGTAATCATTACCATCAGTTCTTGCATTATGTAATTTTACCCAAAAACTAAAAGTTCCTGTTGTAGCTGAAGTTGTTGGATCGATACCTGCTTTTTTAATACTTGTGCCAGCCATTAGTTAAATGTTGCTCCTCCTGTAGCTCCAAACGTGCTTGTTAATGTAAATACTCTGTCCACAGTTTGCGCTTCAGCATCAGTGGCTCTTAAAGTAAATGTGTAAGTTGTTGGTGTTGTACTTGAACCACCAAAGTCACTAGTAGTTATCACACCTGTAGATGAATTTAAAGTGCAATTTGCCTGTGAGGCATTTGTTAATACGTTTGTCGTTTCAGAATAAGTTATTGTGGAATCTGAAGTAGCTGCAACTGTCGCCACCGTTCCTGAAAAATCACCAGCTATAGATCCAATAGAACCTGCGTTTGTTGTCCAAGAAGGTGCTGTAGATGCAGTAATAATTGCATTTGTACTTCTACCAGCTAATCCAGAATCTAATTCTACTCTTACATAATATGAACCTAATGCTAATGTTGCATTTACAGCTAAACTTGTGGCGCTACTTAAACTAACTGTATTTGCATTTGTAATCGATCCATCTGTTTTAATAAATTCTACTCTTGGTATTCCAGAAAAATTTGTGCCTGTAATATTAAATGATACTCCTGTTGCCGGTGCAATTGTTTGAGATACATCAGCTACAGTAGGTTTAGTTTCTTCTACAGTTGTAAAAGATAATGTTCCTGATCCGTTAGTAGTTAATGCTTGGCCATTTGTACCGTCTGCTGCAGGCATTGCTAAAAATGCACCTGTATTTAATTTTGTAGAATTGTGATTAATAAAATTACCCATGTTCGCGTGTGATGAACATTGATAGTATAAAATATTTGGTGTTGTGTTATCGATAGCAATCGTAGTGTGTGCTCCTGCATTTCCCGGCGTTCCTGAAGTTGTAACTCCAGTTGTATATGCAGTTGTTTTACCAACGTTGTTATAAAATCTTAATGGATGAGTTGCGTTTGAAGCATCTGATTGATCAAATTTATAGTAATAAGGTTTAGATGTATCATGACCTTTTAAATCTATAATAGGTGTTTCAACACCATTTATTTCATAACCAAGAGTACTTCCAACATTATAATAAGGCGAAGATGCAGTTTTAGTAATGACTTTAACCGTAAATACTTTAGGACTAGATGAAGAATAATATGTACCTTCAAAACCTGCACCACCAGAATCTTTACTGATGATAAGGTTACCATTTTGGTCCTGTATTGTATCTACTTTTAATATACTACTCATAATTATCTTGCTGTTGTTGGATCTCCATTTGATGCCACAAAAGGATTTTCTGCATAAGCCATATAAATATATGTTTCACCATCAGTATTTTGAACATTACTTGTATTTCTAGGTTTGAAACCATTAGAAAGTATATCAAACGTATCGCCTGAAGTTTCAACTTCTGAACTATCAGAGTATAATGTTTTTATTGCACCATTAAAACCTCTTTGACCATCTCTAATTTGCCATTGACGACCTGCTGTTATGCTTTTAATTATAACAAAATTTGGCTGAAAACCAGTATAAATAAATGCACCATTATTATTTCCGTTTCCTCTGTACACACCAACTCTTGAAAATCCTTTTATAGAAGTAAAAGCATAAGTTAAAATAGTATAACCGCTTGTGTTATTTTGATCGTTACCTACTGACCATACAGTAGATGTGGGTGTTGTTGAGTTCCAAGTTGCTGAAGCAGAGCTTTGACCATCAGTTGCATTTAAATACATCTCATTAGCATTACCCATAGCCTTATGATACACAACCCAACTTCCAGTATGGCTTGTTCTTTTTGAAATTATCATTTCTGGAACTTTACCCAAACCATGAGCAATCGTTCCAGTACTTCCTGTTCCTGTGTACTGATAAATTCCCATTCCAGCAGCAGCGTTTATTGAATAAGAACTTGGTGTTATTGTTCCGCCTGATAAACCTGATGTAGTACCAGCTTTCCAAGACCATGAAACATTTGTATCACTATTTCCATTGATCGTTGAGTTGTCTGTTAATGTGTAGCCTGTAGATACAAAACTTGCTACTGATGCACCTGATGTATCTTGTGCGGCAGTTGTGTCAGGTTTTATTCTTTTACCAGCCCCTGTTACGCTATCTGTAGATATATGTGAGTGGGCATTATTTCTACATTTAGTCCATACAAAATCAGGTTGCATATTTGTTGTAATTGTTCTTGCTGATTGATTACCAGTGTAAAGTGTTGTTTTAAAATTATCTTTTGGTTGAAAACTGATGTATGCCATATTATCCAAACTCCTTTAAGTTTTTTGTATTTAATGCGTAATATCCTGATGGTACTGCATACTCAAATGCACCATGTCCATTAGCATCTGCATTAGCTGATGATACTTGAGTTGTTCCAAAATATCCAGAACCAAAATTAAACATACCTTGTGCACCATTGTAGCTAGACATAACAGGTTGCCAAAAATAATTAGTTGCTGTATCAGCTATATTAAAAGCACCTGTGCCTGTTGACCCTGAAGTTGGAACTCCACTATTCATCCATGTTCCATTTTTACTCCAGTATATTTTTCCGTTGTCTATATCTATTGCACATCCAAGAATATCTGATGAAGTAAAAGTATCTCCCCAACTAGCACTATCTTGAGTATGTGAAGATGAAGTTGAATAATAAATTCCACCATCAGAAGCTTGTATAGCATAAGATGGTTCTGCATAAGTATGACCTACATAATTTACAGGAGAATTATCCATAAAATTTGATGAAGTCCATCCTGCCATATAAGCACCTGAACCATTCCATTTTGTTTCATAGTACCATTTACCTGCACTAGCTCCTATTGAGCCTTGAATACTTTCCCAGTCACCACTACTGTAAGTAACACTTGTATTGGCATTAGCAAAAGTAAATCCATAAGCTCTATTACCTACACCATTCATAACGCAAACGTTATTTGTAGGTGAATCTGTATCTTGAGTTAGTGTTCCAGATGTAGCAAATGTTAAATTATTTGGACTACTGTCTAAATCTAAATTACCTGCATTTTCAAATTTTAAAAAGAAACCATTAGTTCCATAAGTTACTGATGGTGAAGTTTTTGGAACCCAAATATTTGTTGTAGAATCCGTCTCACCAAAAGTTGATGCTTGATAAGCATAATTATCTGTCATGTGAACATGAGTCATAGCACCTAAAAAATTACCACTTCCATCTGAACCTATATCTTGTACTTCACCTGATTGATTTGCTTTTGCTAAAGAACTAAATGAACTTCTACCATCTGTTGCAAAAGATGTTTCTTGGACACCATTAACATAAAGTTTTGCTTTATCAGTTCCTGATTGTGTTGCATCTAAAGTTACAACTATATGATACCAAGCGTTAGGGTCTCTAAACTTTCTATTAGTTTTTAAAATAACTGTTCCACCATCATAAACTGCAAGTTCGTCTGATGCAGTAAAAACAACTTGACTTTGACTACTACTTCCAGCAGAAAACATTGGAGATAAAGCACTTAGTGCCGCTCTTTTAACCCAACAAGAAAAAGTAAATTTGCTGTTGCTTCCTGATGATGATGGTGTTCTTTGTATTCTTACTGCCATAATATTATCTTAGTTAAATCTTCCTGAGTTGTTTATACCAACTGTTATTGTTATTGAAAAGGCTCTATCTGCTGTTTGTCCCTCAGCATCTGTAGCTCTAATTGTAAAATTGTATGTTGTTTCTGATGTAGCACCAGATTCAGTTCCTGATATCACACCTGAACCTGAATTTAAAGATACACCGCCGGGAAAAGTTCCTGATGTTTTTGAGAAAGAAGTTGCGCCTGTTGCAGCTACTGTATATGAAACTGAAGATCCTGCAGCGTTTGATCCTAAAGATCCTGCAGCTGTAGTCCATGCCGGAGCATCTGAAACTGTTAATAATGCAGAAGATGATCTTACCGCATTACCATCATTGTTTTCTATTCTTATAAAATATGTTCCATCATTAGGTAAAGTAAAGTTTGCTGTAATAGATGTTGCACTTGAAAAAGAAACTGTATTAGCAGTAGTGATAGCTCCAGTAGAACTAATAGCTTCCACTTGAGGAACTGACACAAAATTTGTTCCTGTTATTGTAATATTAGTCGCGTCGTTTGTAATTACAGTTGGGCTAATTGCTGATATTGTAGGTTTAGTTTCTCCGACAGTTACACTGCCTCCAAGAGAAACTGCAGATCCATTAATTGTAATAGCTGAGTTTGATAAAGCAGCATTTGCAATACCACCACCTGATGTTGCAGTAAGTGTGCCACCAACTGTTAAGTTTGCACTATTTGGTACAGTTATTGTATCGCCAGCATCTCCTAGCTGAACTCCTGTTCCTGATCGTGGACTTACTTTATTTACTTTTACTTCACTCATAATTATCTCGCTGTAGCTGGGTCCTTATTAGATGCTACAAAAGGTTCTTCCGCAAACGCCATGTAAATGTATTCTATAGCGTTATGATTATATGTTCCGCTAGTGCTTCTTACTTTTACTCCATTAGATAAAAAATCAATTTCACTTCCACTAGTATCTCCAGATGTATCATTAGCATACAATTCTACACTTACTGGGTTACGAGGATTTATTTTATTATCTTTCATAGCCCAACTGTATCCGGCAGTTTTTCTTTTAATCATAAAAAAAGAAGGTTTGAATCCACAATAAATAAATGGACCATTAGCATTATTGTTCCCTCTATAAAATCCAAATTTAGAAAAACCAGGTACTTCTGCAAAACAATAAGCCATATATTCAGCAGCATTTGCATTTACTGATGTATGGTTTCCTAATGTAAAATTAACTGAATCAGGTGTTGTGTCATAAAATCTATCTGAACCTCCTGAAGTTCCACCATCGTTATCTAATTGGATTGCAGTATCATTTCCAATACCAACATGATAAACTTGCCAGTTATCTCCACCAGCACTTTCTTTTTTAACAAGAATCCATTTTGGTACTGCACCTAAACCATGTGCAACTTTTGTTGTTGTGTTACCATTTCCTGTGTACCTTAATATAGAAACACCACTTGTAGCATTAAATGAATAACCTGAAGGTGTTATAACTGTAGAGCCATTTGTAGTTATTCCTGATGTAGTACCGCCTTTCCAATTCCAAGAGACATAAGTAGCACTATTAGTATTCATTGAATTTGATGAACCTAAAGTGTATCCATCACTATCAAAACTGCTCATCAATGAACCATCTCCAGCACTGTGGTTAGTAGTATTAGGTCGAAGTTCTTCTCCAGTTCCTCTGACAGAATCAACAAGATAATGATTTGCTGTTGAACTTCTCATTTTATTCCAGATCATATCGGGTTGAAAACCAACACCAGTAATAGCGTTTGTTCCAGCATTACCTGTGTAAAGAACATTATTAAAAAAAGCACTTGGTTTAAAACTAATATAGGCCATTATATATCTAATCCTTTCGTTGAAAGAGCTGTGTAACCTGCTGGTACATCATACTCAAAAGTTCCAATTCCTGATGCATTACTTCCTGCACTAGCAACTGCTGTTGTTCCAAAATATCCTTGTCCAAAATTCATTTGTAAAACATCTGTACCATAAGATGATGCTGTAAAGAAATAAGCATCACCATTATTTTCTAATGCAACTGCACCAGTTCCTGTAGAGCCTGAGGTTGGGTCTCCAGAATTTTGCCAAGTTCCATTTTTACCAAAATAAATTTTTGAATTTGTTAAGTCTAATGCACATTGAACAATATCTCCTGATGTAAAACTTGAACCTGTGTAAAAAGTTTGACTATCATCTGAAACGCTACCATCTTCTTTATAAACAAAACCATATTGATGATGATTAGGAAAGAAGTTAGATGTTGTTAATACTGATATGGGTTGACCCCAAACGCCAATTCCAGCTTGTGAATCTAATGATGAAACTTTCATTTCACAATAAAACTTACCTGCTTTTCCATACATCATACCAATACTAGAAAATGTTGTTTTCCATACACTAGAACCAACACCTGTAACTTGTAAATTTCCATTTGCATAAGTTAAGTTTGATATACTACTGTTAGGGTTTAAAGTAGCAAAGTTATGTGTAGGTGTATCTATATTTTGAGTTAATGTACCGCTTGTTGTAAATGTTAAATTGTTGCCACTACTATCTAAATCCATATTTCCTGAATTTTCAAATTTTAAAAAGAAACCATTAGTTCCGTAAGTTACCGAAGGGCTAGTTTTTGGAACCCAAATTCCTGATGTAGAATCTGTTTCACCAAATGTTGATGGTGTATAAACTGTTCCATCTACAAAATGCAGATGAGACATTAATCCGTCAAACCTTGAAGTGCCACCAGACAACTGACCTATGTTATTAGCATATGATGTGCTATTCCAAAAACCATCTAAATTTTGTCCTGGATCAGCAGAAGATTGCCAACTTGTTTGTCTTTCATTATTAACATAAAGTCTCATTCTGTCTTCAGCAGTTGCATTTCCTGTATCCCAAACTGCAACAATATGATACCAGGCACTAGTATCTCTAAATACTTTGTTTGTTTTTTTATAATAGTTACCAACATCAGCTTTATAATATTCTATAATTAATCTGTCGTTATTATCAAAATAAACTGTATTTTGTATAGAAGCAGTTCCAGCAGAAGCTATGTATTGTGCCGAAGACCCAGAAGTTAAATTGCATCTTTTTACCCAAACGCTTAAAGTCCACTTGTCTAAATTTCCGTTACTTGATGGTGTTCTATATATGTATGTTGATGCCATAATATTATCTAATTAAATTGTCCTGAGTTCGATATGCCAACACTTATTGTTATACTGAAAGCTCTGTCGGCAGTTTGACCTTCAGCGTCTGTTGCTCGAATAGTGAAACTATATGTAGTCTCTGAAGTTGCACCACTCTCTGTACCTGATATCACACCTGTGCTTGAATTTAAAGATACTCCTCCAGGAAAAGTTCCTGATGTTTTTGAAAAAGATGTAGCACTTGTTGCTGCCACTGTGTATGAAATTGAAGTTCCTGCAGCGTTAGTTCCTAAAGAACCAGCAGCTGTTGTCCATGCTGGAGCGTCTGAAACTGTAAGTAAAGCTGAACCTGATCTTACTGCATTACCATCGTTATTTTCAACTCTAATAAAATAAGTGCCATCAACCGCTAAAGTAAAATTAGCAACAATTGATGTTGCAGAACTAAAAGAAACTGTGTCTGCTCTTGTAATTGCACCTGTAGAACTAATTGCTTCAACAGTAGGAACAGATACAAAGTTTGTTCCTGTTATCGTTACAGCTGTTTGTGTGTTCTCTATCGTTGATGGACTAATACCTGTTATTGTTGGTTTTGTTTCACCAACTGTAACAGATCCACCTAAAGATACAGCTGATCCGTTTATTGTAATAGAAGAGTTTGCAAGATCTACGTTTTGCACAGAACCATCTGGATATGTAACTGTAGCGTTTGCTAAATTTAAAGTAGCACCTGCTGGTACTGTAATTGTATCACCATTCTCACCAGCTTGTAATGCTGTTCCAGATTGAGGTATTATTTTATCTACTTCTATTTGACTCATTTTATATAATTACTAAATTTCCTGTTACTGTAACATTACCTGATACACTTACTGGTCCAGCTAAAACTCCTGAATCAATTGTTTGTGTATCTGAGATTGTTGAATTGTGTGTTGTAATATAAGTTGTTGCAGTCATGGCTGCAGACGGAGCTCTTTTTGCAGGGTAAGTGCAAAATACAGTTTTTGTTCCTGCTGTAAAATTAACTTTGTTATCTGAGTTAGAAGAGGAGATAACGGTATCTCTAGAAAGCGTATCAGTACCTGCATCAGTTACTGTTCCAATACCGACTTCAAATTCAGAAGTTCCATCGTTAGCTATAGCGTAGAACGTACTATTAGTATCACCAATACCAGTTACAAAAGTTTCGAAACCTGTTTCAGTTCCTGTTAAACTAAATGTTCCTGTACCAGTTGTAGTACTAGTCTGTTTAACTCTATCGTTAAGTACAAAAGCCATTTCTATTTATCCTTACTATTACGCGTTACCAATTCTAAGAATCGCATTTGATGAATCATTAGTAGGAAACTGAATGACGAAATCACCATTCGTTGCCGTTTTATTTCCACCAAAATCTAGAACCATAACTAATTCGTTTCCACCGCCAGTAGTTTTGTAAATAGCAGCTCCTGCAGCAGTTAAAGTAACAGATGGAAAAGTTAAATCAGCAAAATCTATAAAGGCGATGTTTGATGAAACTGATACTCCACTGTTTGTCAATGCATTACCGCCGGCAGTGTAGCTTGTTCCAGAAGAACTAACTTCACCATTTCCTGTGCCTGCTAAATAAACAGTTGACGCTGTGCTGTAAGAAGAAATGCTAGTGTACAAAGCAAGTTTAAAAGCGTTTCCGCCATTACCAGAGGTATCAAAATTAAAAGTGCCTTTTAATAATCCAGTTTTAAACGAGTCAGGTACTATGTTTGCCATATTTTATCTCCTATTGTGATGGGTTTAATGATTTTAGAGGAGTTCGAATAACACCATCTTCATATTCGCCTCTGCGTCTTCGACCTTGTTGTTCGATCGCATACGTTTCTAAAGCTTGATTGTAAGCCTGCGTATAGTATTGTACCATATCTGCAGGACCTTTCAAGTATCCATACGCTTCTACTAGAGAACCGTATAAAAGTAAATCTGCATATTTATTAGATAAATAAGTTCCGCTACCACTTACTGATGAATCAGTTAAGCTAGTAGGTTGTTTAATATATGCCATTGTAATCTCATAAGCAGCATTTGGAGTAGGTGCTAAAGCCCAAAAATCAGCATCCCAATTAGCATAGTATTTAGGTACACCAGAAGCTGTTCCCGGCGTATTATAATATTCTGCCATAAAACTAGTATCTCTTTGTTCTAAAAATTTTTGTTTATTACCATCTGTAGAATCTTTAATTTGTACATATCTTATAATTCTAAGATCTGATGGTATTGTTACATATCTATTACCATTCACAGTATTTGATGTTGCATAAAATCTATCTGCATCAGAATCTACAGCTCTGTAAATTTTGTTTTCTGCATTTTCTATAATTCTATTTATTACAGCTGTTGTTAAAACAGAATCATCTACTTCTGTATAATTTCTAATATCTGTTTGTAAATTTGTTAAAGTATATGCCATTATTTTACTACCGTTACTGGACCTGCAAATGCAGAACCACCGCCTCCTGAAACTGTTTTATTTGCAGCATTACCTGAATCAAATGTGTAATTATTATCATCAGTTTTTGTAATTACATAACCAGCATCTAAATTTATGATAGCAGGTGTTATGTTTGCAACATTTTGTGCATCTCTAAATCTAACTCTATCGCTTGTAGATCTACCATGATTAGGTTCGTTTACTTTAATTATCTGAGATGAACTTGTTGTTGTAAATGCATTTAATGGTAATAATCTTGGAACAGCTGTCTCTGTTCTATCTGGTCTTGGATTTAATAAAGCTTGTGGATCACCTCTATGATAAGGTGGTTGTAATTGTGGTTGTTTAGGTTCAAATTCAGAAATATGAACTAATGCACCAGTCCATTCTTTTACCATTTCGTTATATGGAAATTCCATACCGGATCTATCTGATATTGCTTTTGCATATCTACCTTTAGAAAAAGCCATTATACTCCGTCTCCATAAAATGTTTGTGGTGTAATATGTGTAGATGTTCTTGAACCATCTGCAGTTAAAGCTCTTTGTAACTCATCTTCGTAAATTAATTTATTTGCTTGAGCTGTATCTGGTGAATATTTTAAACTTAAATAGTAAGATAATCCTGAACACATACATGGAATAAAAGCATTAATTATATCTGCATTATTTGTGTATGCTCCTGCATCTTCTATTTGAGCAACATAATAAAATTTTAATTGGAAGTTTGCACCTGAAAAAGAAGAACTTGGTGTTTGATATAAAAATACACTTGGTGTTGCAGTTATATTACCTGCAGCATTTCTTACGTTTCTAGTTCTTTGTACATAATATTGTGATGGTGTACCTTTTGATAATTTATTAGCTAAAGCTGCATATGCAGATCTATCTATTTTTGTTAAAGTTGTATCTACCGGAGCTGTTGCTGTAGTATTGTTTCTAACATAAGCTTCTAATACATCACTTATGTCTTGTGGAAAATTTGTATTATCATTAGCAAAAGTATATTCTGCTTGTCCTTCTACTAATGGAATTGTAGCTAATTTTACTTTCCAAAGGTTAATACCTCTGTTGTTCCATTCATTCAAAAGAATATTTAAAGAACGTCTAGCGCTTTTTAATTGATATCCTGTTCTATTACCACGCATTCCTGTTCTTTCGAATGCTTCTTCGACTATTTCGTCGATTGGTAAATCGAACGCTGTAGTTCCTGACGTTGGCATTTTTCTCCTACTTATCTATTAATAACGTAGCAGCTGTTAAGTTTGATATTGCAGAAACAGTCATTCCACCTTTGAAAACTATTCCATCTTCTGGAATATTTAATGCGAAAACATCACCATTTGCAACGTCACCTTGAAACTGAGTTACTGAATCTCCATCTTGTAAAGTTATTCCTCCAGCTGATCCTCCACTATCAGACACAAGAACTATACCTCTTAATCTTGTTCTTCCTGCGAACACCGAACCAGTTCCTGTAACTCTTACAGATTTTACATCACTTTTCATATTTTTTTATCTCCTTATGGTGCGGGTGAGTATCAAGATCAAAAAGTCTCGAAGTTTCTCACCCACATAATTATTATGAACTTGCTATGTTTCCACCTGTGTCTACTCTTTTCCAGTTTGATCCATCTGAAAAAGCATAGATAGCAGAACCAGCAGCTCCATTATCGACATAAATTAAAACGCCTTCGTTTTCAGTTGCATCTAGAGTGTTAGTTCCATCTGTAACTGTTGAAGTGCTCGCAAACGAATAAGTGTTTTTTCCACCTTGTTGCGTATCACCTGCGTTTTTATTTGGTCCACCAATAAATCCATTAAGGGAAGTTACTGGTCCTTTAAATGTAGTATTTGCCATGTTTATATCCTCCTAGTTTTGCGAACATAGTCTCTAGGCCGTCGACTGTACTCGTCTATGTTCTTTTAATTATACAGTGTCAAGAATATACTCTTATTTTAAATAGAGCGCAAGAGATTACGTAGTGAAAGTCGTCTTTCTAAATGTAGCTTTTTATTACGTAGCTACTGAAACGCTGGGTGCAGCATCGTCAATTTTATTAGCAAGATTTGCTAACTTAGCTTCTTCTTGCTTAATTTGATTAACAACTTCTCTTATTTTGTTGTCAATCCTGACCATATCCAAAGTATATCTTTGGTGATCACGCTGCTGGACTGCCCACTCTGTCTCGAGACCCCTCTTCGTTTTGTATAGGTCCCTTATGTGCGTTTGCATTATTAACCTCCTCATAGGTTATCCAAACTTTGGACTTATTAGTAAATCCATCTTTTTCCCAGATAATATCATTTTTGCCTAGTTTGTCAACTAGTGTATTTTCGAAAGATTCGCTGTTGTCCTCACAGCTAATTTCGAAATTTGCATAATATCCGTAGGCTCTGATCTGTACTCTAAAATCCATATATACCTTTTGCTTTTAAAATGGGGCGCTTTTAGGGCGCCCCATTAAATTATTTAGATTACGCTCCTGGTGATCCGAAGATACCTCTAGGGTCTGAGAATCCAAATGAATATCTCTCTCTAGCTTTGTATCTAACGTTTCCAGTATCGAAGTCACCTTCCATAGCAGTTTTGATAGGTGCTCTTACGAACATCTTCAAACCGTTAGGCACGTCTGTTTTGATAAAGAACGCATCGCTATCTGTTAAGAAGTGATTGATCACATAACCTTGTGGAATCATTCCCATTGCAGCGATTGCATTGATATCATTATCAGCTGTACCAGTTCTACCTTGAGACTTCATTAATCTTTCCGCTGTAAATTGTAATTCACTTGGAATGATCATTTTTACGCCTCTAGCAGCAATCTTAAGACCTCTCTCGTCAGTCATCTGAGCGATGTCAATCATAGATTGTTCTAAAGAAGTTTCGTTTAAGTCAGCACTTGTGCTTAACTCATTTTTGAAACTTCCCGCTAATGTAGGGTGGTCAGTTGCGCATAACTCTTTACCGTCTCCGCCTTTGAAGCTTGAGTCGAATGCATTGTTAAGAGTCGCGGCAGCTTTCACTTGTTTTGTGTTTGCCATCGATCTTGCTAATGCTTTTGTATATCTAGACGCAAGTCTGTCATACAAGTTGTCTTCGATCGCTTCTTCTGTGATAGCGAATGCAAGAGCTATTGTTTCGTGTTGGTAACGAGATGTGAAAGTCTCTTGTGCATCATCGAATGATACTCCAGAACCTTCTGCTTTAGTCTGCGCATTTCCGAAACCAGATAACATTACTTCTTCTTCAAAAGCTCTGTCACTGTTTTCTGTGTCGTAGATTTCAGCGTGCTCGTTATCATATCTTTTATACTCCAGGCCGAACAGAGCGTTCAATCCTGGCTCTAGTTCTTTAACTAGTTGTTGTCTTGATATTGCCATAATTTATTCTCCTATTATATGCCTGTTGCTAAAGATCCAACTAAGTACTGATGCAAGTTAACTTTTACGATAACTGAACAGTTCGCAGCTGTTTGATCTTGGTTTTCAACGTCTTCTGCAATTCTAACCATTCTCAATTGTTTTGCAGTTGTTGCTGCAGTTGAGATGCCTAGTTGTAAAGAAGATCGTCCGTTTGTGTCGTCACCGGCTGAAGCTGTTGTTGCATAAGTTAATCCGATTTTGGATTTTCTTAATGCCAACGTGCCTCCCAGTGTAGCGTCTGTTGCAATGATGTATTCTTGAAAAGGATCATCATTCACGAATGCTGTTACGTCTTCGCTATTCGCTGGAGTTGTTGCTGCTTTGTAGAAGTTACTAAAAGTTGGTTTTAAAGTTGTAGCATCTGTAAATGTTACACCATTTAAAGTTCCAACCATAGCAGTTCCGGCAGCAGCTGTTACGATATATCCACCTGTTGAGGTGCTTATATCAACTTTTACAGGCTCTCCATTGTAAATAGCATTTGATTCGCCAGCATCGATCTCGTATTTCGACTGACCTTGAATAGCAGGTGTATTGCCCACTCTCATAGCCGGTCTTAATCCGAATCCTTGTGTGTTAGCGTTAGCCATAGTTTTTTTTCTCCTTATAAAAATTCAGTGATTTAGGAATCGCTAAATAATTAGCTTTTCTTTGTACCACCGAAGGTTACACGTGTCTGCCTCTCTTGATTGATTGGCATACTTGGGTGCTCTTCCTTCATAAGGTCGTTGTTTACGGCGTCGTCTTTGTCTTTAGTTTGTCTTCTAAAGTATTCTTCACGCGCTTTGGCAACCTCTTCAGGTATCCTAGCGAGCACTAGGCCACCAACTCCGATCACTCCTGCATATTTGCCTTCCTTAACACTAGGATAATCAGTACCTGGATATTCATCAGCTCTTACAAGCTCCCATCCAGATCTTATTTTACCTGACATGTTTTTTGTATCATCAAAACCCATAGTCTCGGTTCTTATCCATCTGTGTCTGAATCCATCAGGCGCAGGGGGTGCATCTAAAGATGACGGGGGAGTCCAAGTAGTAGGTCTTTTAAC